TTCAATTCCATCTACAACGAGCTCGCGGCGGTAGGATCTGGGTTCGCATTAATACTCGCCGACAACCTGAATTACTTTGGGGATGGCAATTTCTCTCGAACCTTCCATCACATCAACTAATCCTTGAACTACTGCCGGCGAATAATAGCTGGCCATTGATGACTTCGGTTTTTCCACCTTCGGCAAGGCTGTATGGGCCGCTGAATAAATATTCGGCGCGCCCATCCTGAACGTCAGCTTCGACCGGGTCACGCGCTGGGTTAGGGAATTCTCGTCGCCAGGCGATGTTGAAGATAAAACATTCTGAGTGATTCATGGATTTTTCCTGCGGCCATGCCGCGTCATGTTGGTTGTTTGGCGTCTTTGTGCCTGAGGATCAGGCGCACCTCGCACTTTCCCACTGTTCCGCCATCACCTGCAGGGCTTCAGCCTCCATCCGCCGGAAGTCGCTGAAAATGGTTTGTCGCTGGCCGATCGGTACGCCACACATCCGAATCACCCCGGAGAGAACGCTGTAGTCCATGCCTGTGCGCCACTGCGTGCTCATGGCCTCGAAGACTTTGAAGGCTTCCCAGTTGTCCGGCCAGATGCCGACCTCTGAGCCATAGTCCTCCGCGGTGAAAGGCGTCCGTGCCCTCCAGCGTCGGCTCATAGAGCGCGCGTGCAGCGCTTAGGAGTTTCCCAGGCGAGCCTCGCTGAAAGCTTCGGCGTAGGCATTCAGCACAGCCTTGGGGGCTGAGTTGATCGAGTTGACGAGGATTCGTACATTTTCAGGCGTAATCCTTTCCTCGATATCCCAGCCGACGACCACATCAAGCAATTGGTCAGCCTGCAGATCGATCTGAGCAGCAGTGAATGCCTTGAGGTCCATGTCTCCTACCTGCTTGCTCAGCTCGTCGTGCCGCTCGTTCCAGCCTGTGTACAGATCGGCCAGCGCGGTGCGGTCCAGGTACTTGAACTCCACCTTCTCGGCGCTATAACCGGCACGCTGAATCGTCACCGGCGCCTCGAAGGTCGGCTTCTGGATCAATTTGAACTTGGCCATGAGCTCTCCAATTACGCGGCGTAGCGAATGAATTTAGCGAACACGGCGAACACGGCGGTCACCGCCATAATATTATTCTTGGTGAGCGACGGCACGTTGTCGAACGAGGCGTAAGCGTTATAAACGATGACTCCACCCGAGGCGAGGTTGATGCGCACTGCGCGCGGCTTCTTGTCGTCGTCAGCTTCCAGCAGTACCTCGTTGTGAGGTAGCGCCGTGTCATCCGCCATGGTCAGCGTGAACGACAATGGGGATTTCGACGTCGGGATTTGGTGTTCGTCGTCTTCCTCGAGAAACGAGTACGTGACGTTTTGTTGCTCGCCGCCGGACTTGCTTGATTCCGTGACCTGGCTCACAGGCACCCAGGTCAGAATCTTGCGCACCGAACCACCGCCCGCGCCAGCTATGAAACGTGCCGCATTGGCCGTGTTGATCGACTCAAGCACGAACGAGTCGGCGGTCACGGTCTTGATGCATACAACCCGCTTGTTCAGGCGTGCCCAGCCCGAGGTGACCTCGACAAAATCGCCAACCTCTAGGTCATGGCCGGCCGACGAAACAACGGCTTCCGTTGCGTTGGTGATCGCCGTAAGAATGATCGGCGCGTCATACGAGGCGGCGATAGCAGCAGTCGAGCCATCGGGTACCGGCCGGGTTGACCTCTTTCAGCGGGGGCACGATTGACCAGGTGCGTCCTTGAGCGACCACTTTGTCGAGCAGACCTGGCACCCAGGCCAAACCCTGCGCGGCGATCTTGAGTTTCTTGTCGCCCTGCCGGATGAGGCTGTTGTTTTGAAATTCGAGGCCGGTAAAGTCGAGCAGGATGCCCTGAGCGATCTGTTCGATAGTGGCCCCCGGCGCCTCGCCGCCCGTCTCCGGGTCGTACTCGCCAGACTCTGTCTTGCTGATGGTCACGGGCTGGCCGAACTCTGTGATCATCTCCAGAGCCATTACGGCCATTTCGTCGTAGAAGGCCATGGTGGCTCCAGATGTGAAAAGCCCAGCTCGACGGCTGGGCTCCATTATTTTTCAGCTTTCGTCCCAAAGCTGGGACAGTTTTTTTCTACGACGAAGTAGCATCGCATCTGCGTAATGCGCGGCTTCATCTGCCAACACATCTCCGTCGGCCGGCTCTCTCGAAGCGATGGCGGTGATTGCAGCGGCTGCGTACAAATCCCAAGCTTCGATTTCCTTCTCGGTCACGCTTTTTCTTTCCGACATATTGGAGCTCCATGTGATGAGCTCCAACGCTAACACTATGCACGGACTGCAAACAGCCCGCGCTTTTGTAGGTAGTCGGCAAACTGCGTAGCGCTCTGCCGATCCGGCGCCGCCGGAAGAAGTCGGTTGCTGGTGTTGGAGATGGTCGCGTACTCCCGAGTTACCGCACCCTCGACGCGCTCCAGCGTTATAGCACCCTTGCGCTTCTCCACCGGGTCAATATCGTCCAGATGGATCTCGGCGGCCAGCGCCATCTGCCCATACTGGATGCGAGCAGGAAGGTAGTTATTCGGCTTGATCTCCTGATCCAGCAGCACTTCCCGGCGCGGCCAGGACAAGGCCTGCTCGCTGCTCATCTTGCGACCCTTCCAGGTCATGCCATCCATCACCAAGGCGGCCCGGCGCAGCAACGCTTCCTGCTCGGGAACACCTGCGGGGATGGCCGCGCCGAACTTCACGGCATACATGGCCAAGTCCTCGGCACTCGCGTAGCTTTCGGCGTCAGGCTTACCGGTGCCGTCCTCGATGATGAGTGTCATGCGTCAACTCGCTGGAATGGTTTGAAGATTGGCTACCGGGTCGCCGGCAGCCAGTATTATCAGGCCTTGGGCAGATCAGCGACGAGCTTTTCCAAGGATTCTTTCGAGGCATTGGCACGGTACGGCACCTTGGCTTCATCAAGCTTTGCTTTCAGCGCCGCGATTTCACCAGCCTCATCAGCCGACGGCGTGAGGGCCGCCCTCTTCAGCGCTTCAACCTCGCCGCGCAGCGCGTCGACAGTCAGGAGCAGGCCGTCGCGTTCAGTGGTCAGGGTGCCAACCGAGATATGGATGGTTCCGAGCAGATCAAACAAGCGCAACGCCAGTTCGCCTGACTCGGGGCGGTGCATCTCGCCGGCTTCCAGGCCACCAATCAGGATCTCGATCGATCCATGCTCAGCACGTAAAGCCGCAACGACTTTTTCGAGTTCGGCCTGATTCGTGGCGCCAACCATCGGCACCCGCTTAGCCTCCCTCACCGACACGTCAATACCGGCCGCTTCATATGCTTCGACCACGTTTGGCCAATCGCCCATCACCAGCACGCTGGTAACACCGGCTTCTGGCTTATCGAAGTGTTCCGGATTCCATGAAGTGCGGGCACTGTCGCTGCACCTGTGCAAGAAAGCCGGAAAGGATGGGCAGAAGATCGCAGGCCATGCGAGCGAGGGCATGACCAAAAACTACCAGCGAGACCATGAGGAAATCATCTGGTCCGAGGCAGTTCCGGACCTGAATATCAGCGAAATCACCGGATAG